ACTTTTATAAAAGTTTACCAAAAACAGGAAATTTTTATTTTAAAAATAACTAACAAAAAAGGAGAAAATCATGGAATTAGTAGAAAAAGGAGCATCTGCGGCTATAGGAAGTATTAAGAAGTTATTGGTTACGTTAGCTTGGTCTATTGCGGCTGATTTCGATCTGGCAGCTTTGGTTCAGGATAATAACGATAATTGGTCTATGATCTATTTTAACAACAAAGGAGACTTAAACAGTTATCCTTATATTAAACTTGATCAAGATGCCGGAGTCGGAGATTCTGTGGACGATGGTGGAGAGAATGAAGAAAATCTTACCATCGAAAAGCTTGAAGGGACTAAAAAAGTTCATCTTGTTTGCTGGGATTATGGGGCGATAAAAAATGGTTCCGCTGCAAGATTCAAAGAAAGCGATGTTAAGATAAAAGTTGTGGATGATAAAGGAACAGATCATCAAGTTTCTTTGGATACTGGAGATTTGGGTAATATTTGCTGTATTGCCTCTATCGAAAACAGTCCTATCGGAGCTAATTTGATTAATTCTAGTGAGGCTGGTATCTTAAAAGAGTTCAAGAATACTAATGGAATTCTCGAAGTTCTTAATCTAAATTAAACCAAGACCAGAGAGAGGAAGTATTATTTAAAATATAAAAACTTCCTCTCTCTCTGGTTTAAAAATCCAATAAAGAGAATAAAACAATGGATACTTTACTAACTATTTCAATGGCCCTTTTCACTTTGGTTTCTATGTGCTATTTATTGTCTTTAATTGGTGATCCTTTAGAAAAATATGGCGTTAGATTAGGTAATCTTTTACGGGTTCCAGAAGCAGTAATAGCGTCAACATTTGCCGCATTAGCTACAAGTGGTCCCGAAATAATCATGGCGATACAAGCTATAAGATTTTCAGAAGATTCTAAAGCTTGTTCGGGATTGTTAAACATGAGCTTTTCAGCTATGGATAATTTGGTTGGTATTGGATGCTTAGGAATGATTTACTTATTATGGATAAATAAGGCAGAGAAAGAAGAAGTAATTAAGTTATCTAATACCTCCCAAGTTAGTCTGATCTTTTATATAATATCATCTTTTTGCTTATCGATTTTTATTACTTTAGATTATAGAATAAGCGTGATAGAATCTTGGATACTTATGATAATTGGTATTATCTTTATAATTTCTCAATTTTTTCTTCCTGGACTTATAAATAAAGATAATAGTGTTACTGATGAAAAAGACTATTTACCTGATACAACAATTAGTTATAGCATAGATATCTTAAAAAATCTTGTGTTGTATGCTTGTTGTATATTAGGTCTTTGGATATTTGTTAGAGAATGCCTTGAATCGACATTTACAATAGCTTCCACAGGGATTGTTAGTATAGCCGGTGTCCTTATTATGTTTACTTCTTATGTAAGTAGCTTTCCTGAATTTATGTTAACTTATCAATACGCAAAATCAGGAAAAAAAGATATCATGCTTGCTATGTTATTTGGCTCTAATGTTATTGATTTAGCTTTTTCTGGATTTAAACCAATTTGGACAGGTAAATCTATGAAGATAATTGCTGGTTCTTTATTACCTTTATATATTTGGTTACTCCCAATAACTGCTATTGTGTTATTACTTTCTATTAACAGAGGTAAGTTGAAATATAAACATACTTATTTCATGATGGTTGGTTATTTGATTTACATAGTTTCTGGTTTTGTGTTATTATGATTTTACTAAAATAAGGAGATAGTATTATGAGTTTTGCAAGTTTTATGGATAATCTAAAAAAACATGCTGATACTTTAACCAACGAAATTAAAAAATTCCAAAATAAAAACTTCATGGAGGCAACTACGGCGGCATGTGCTATAGTTGCGGCAGCAGATGGTTCAATAGATTCAGATGAAAAACAGAAAATGGCTGGATTTATCAAGATGAATGATTCTTTAAATATTTTTGATATGAATACTGTGATTAAATCCTTCAATAAGTTTGTAGACGGATTGGAGTTTGATCATGGTATAGGTTTTGATGCTTGTATGAAAGCTATTGAGAAAATAGCAGATGATTTTGAGGCTGGACGTTTACTTGTTCGGGTAGCTTGCGCTATAGGAGCAGCGGACGGAGATTTTGATGATCAAGAAAAAGAAGTGGTCAGAAAGATTTGTAAGACTTGTAATCAAAACCCCAATGATTTTTCTTTATAGGAGTCATTCATTATGGAATTAATAATTAAATGTTGTTTTCTAGTATTACTTCTTATAGGATTATCCATGGCTTTTGACTTTGAATGGATTGAAGAAGTAAATAAACTTTTTGAAATTGGAGGGAAAAATGAAAGACAAAACACATATTGTTAATAAATCCGGTAGATCAAAATAAATCATTATATGCTGGCTTTAGCATATATGGTAATGCGCTTGATTGTGGCTCAAGAGAACAGAGTTCAAGTCCCGGAGTCAGCCCAATTAATTAACAAAGGAGAGAAAAACACCATGACAAAGAAATCTAGCAAAAACAAAGGAGTAAAGAAAATTATAAAGAAAGCGGAGCCGACTTTGGAACTATTAAAAGATGCCGCAAATGATTTAAATGATTACATGAAGGAGATATTTTCTGACTATAAGGAAAAGGGAGGAATTGAAATCAAGGATGATTTTGATTATCTAAAGGAAACTATAACTAAAACAATAGCGGAAAATTTCTACAAGGAAGATATCTCTGAAGATAAATTAACGGTAGAGACCATGAAGGCGATTCATCTGTTGGGTATTAATATCAATGACCTAAAAAGCAGCAAGGAATCAATTAGTAAGGAAGAGACGGCTCCTGTCGCAGAAGTAAAAGAGAAAATAGTAAACATAAAGAAAGAAAAAAGATATACTCGTTCTCATGCTCTTATAGATTCCTTATCAAGAACAGGTTTATCAAAACAGGAAATGATAGAAAAAGCTAATGGTTTATATAAAGAAAAAGGGGGTTCGGGAAAGGTTGCCGTAGCAAAAGAATTACTTAATTATGTTCTCCCATCTTTATTGATCCTTAATATAGTTAAAAAAGACACAGAAGGACTTTATTTCTTAAATGAATAAATGGAGTAAAGGGATAGTTCATTGGCAAGTCAGAGATAAAATTTATATGTCTGTGCCTTTTACTTGGCTTGTCAATGAAGCTATTTTCTTAATAAAAAAATTAAATAAAAAAGCTCCTTTTGAGCCTATAACCTACCATAATCCCTTTGCTACATTTACCACAAGAGGATGCCCAAATAAATGTAGATTCTGTGCTGTTCCTGTTATCGAAGGAGATTTTAGAGAAATTAAGAATTTTATTCCAAGACCTATTGTTTGTGATAATAATTTTTTAGCTTCCAGCAAAAAACATTTTAATAATGTTATAGATAAATTGAAATATTTTCCTTATATTGATTTTAACCAAGGATTAGAAGCAAGACTTTTTACTCCAGAAAAAGCAGATAAATTTAGAGAATTAAAACATGTAAAAATTAGATTCTCTTTTGATCAAGTTAATTATGAATCTTATGTGGTAGATGCCATAAATTTAGCAAGAAAAAAAGGATTAAAAAATATATCTTGTTATGTTTTATTTGGATTTAAAGATACCCCAGAAGAAGCTTTATATAAAGTAAATTTATTAAGTAAATTAAAAGTTAGTATATATTCTATGAGATATGAACCTTTAGATTCGATAAAAAAAGGTTTATTTATCAATAAAGAAAAAGGCTGGTCAGATTACGAATTAAGAAGATTTAAAAGTTATTGGAGAGGAGACACAGGAAAAAAAGGACATATAACCATAAATGGTGTTTTCTTTAATGAATTTGAAACAAGAAAAGAAAAATCAAATATAAATTTAGGAATAATTCCTTCATATAAAGAAAAAAGAAAGGAAATTTATAAAGATGGATAAACAATTATTAATAAATACTATAGAAAAATTAAAACCCGGAATAGATAGTTCTGGTTATTCTGACGAAAATAAATTAATTCATTTTACTGGAAAGGAAGCTGTAAGTTTCAATGATGAAATCTTCATTAGTATTCCCTTTGAATCTGATATAATGGGATCAATTTATGCCTCTGAATTTCTGTCTTTGTTAAAGAGAATAAAAAAAGATAAAATAGTTATTGAGAAAAGGGAAAATATCTTAAATATAAAAGGGGGAAGAACAAAAGCTGGATTTAATCTGATAGAAAATATCAAGATTCCTGATATTAGTCTAGATGATTTGGAATGGAAAGCGATACTAAAAGATTTTATCCAGGGAATAGAATTCTGCTTATTCTCTGTTTCAAAAGACATAAATGCCGATGATCTGAAATGCGTTAGTATTAAAAATAATTATGTTTGTTCTTCAGATAATATTCGGGCATCCAGATATGAAATGGAAGATAATCTTGATGATATCTTATTAATTCCCTTAAATACCGCTAAAGAACTCAAAAATTATGATTTCATGGAATATTCCAAAAGAGATAATAAAATTTATTTCAGGAACAAGAACAATGTTATTCTTAGTTGCGTTACTATGGAGGAAAATTATTTTAAGCAGTTAGAGAATTTGTTTATTTTGGAAGGAGACGAAATTAACATTCCCGATAAACTCAAAGAATCAATAATTTTATCTGAAATATTAGCTAGAAAGGAAGAGGAGGGAGAGAATAAGGAAATTGGTATTAGATTAGAAAAAAATAAATTTATATGTAAAGGAGAATGCGATATTGGATGGATAGAGGATATTATTGATATAGAATATGGAGGAGAAGATATAAATTTTATTGTTAATTCCTCAATAATGGGACAAATAGTGGAAAAAGCAAAGACGATGGTTGTGGGAGACAATAAGGTGTTGTTCAAAGGCGATAATTTTGAGCATGTGATGGCTATTAGAAATGAATGAATATAATAATTTTCTTGATAAAAAAATAATAATCCATCCCGATTCCGGTTTTTCTATAGATAAGAAATTATTAAATTCCAATCTATTTGATTTTCAATCGAGAATAGTGGAATGGTCTTTAATTAAAGGAAAATCCGCAGTATTTGCTGATACCGGGCTTGGAAAAACGCCAGTTCAGTTGGATTGGGCTTATCAAATATACAATCAAATAAAAAAACCAATTCTTATTTTCGCTCCGTTAGCTGTATCAAAACAAACAAAAAGGGAGGGAGAGAAATTTGGAATTAAAGTTAATATTTGCGAAAATAATAATGATATAATAAAGGGAATAAATATAACTAATTATGAAAAACTTCATAAATTTTCCAATGCTAATTTAGGGGGAATAGTAATTGATGAATCCAGCATCTTAAAAGGATTTGATGGAAAATTTAGAAAAACAATAACAGAATTTTCTCAAATAATCCCCTATAGATTGGCATGTACAGCTACTCCCGCCCCTAATGATCTTATGGAGATAATAAACCATGCCGAATTTTTGGGAATAATGAAACAAAAGGAAATAACAGGGCTTTTCTTTATCCAAGATGGAAATGTAACCCATAAGTGGAGATTAAAACATCACGCTAAAAAAGATTTTTATAAATGGTTAGCTTCTTGGGCGGTAGCTCTTAAAAAACCCTCTGATTTAGGATTCAAGGACGATGGTTTTATTCTACCAAAACTAAACCAAAAACAAATAATAGTAAAATCGACAAAAAATACTTTAAAAAAGAATACTTTATTTTCTTTAGAAGCAAAAGGACTAAAGGAAAGACAAATTGCTAGAAGAGATAGTACAGAAGACAGAATTGAAGCTTGTTTAGATTTAATAAAAGATTCTAATGAACAATGGCTTATATGGTGTGATCTTAACAAAGAATCTAACTTATTAACAAGGAAAATAAAAGATTCTGTTAGTTTTGAAAAATTATATCAAGCAACAAGAAGATGTTGGAGATTTGGACAAGAAAAAGAAGTAAACTCCTATATTATTACTTCGGATTTAGAAGGAGATGTTATAAAAAATATCAAAAGAAAAGAAAAAGATGTAATTGATATGATGAATAACTTAATAAAAAATATGAATTTGTCGGGACAATTAATAACAAAAAGAGAGGAAATGGAATATAAATCTGATAAATTAATACAAAAACCCATATTTTTATAAGGGGATAATTTCAATAAAATGAAAAAACAAAATAATTATTGCGTTGATCAAATACATAAGGATAATTGGTCTCTTTACCAGGGAGATTCAATAGAAACAATTAAAATAATTCCTGATAATTCTATTGGTTTGTCTGTCTTTTCCCCTCCCTTTCCTGGCATGTACACGTTCACAAATTCCAAACGTGATCTTGGAAACACTAAAACAATTGATGAATTAATTAATCACTTTAGTTTTATCGTGCCTGAACTTCTGAGAATCACCATGGAAGGAAGACATTGTTGTATCCATCTCTGTCAAGGGGTGGCTTTCAAGAATCAAGATGGTTATATGGGAATAAAGGATTTTAGGGGAAGAATAATATCTCTTATGGAAGAAAAGGGATGGATTTACTATGGAGAGGCATGTATTGATAAAAATCCCCAAGTAAAAGCTATCAGGACAAAGGATAGGGGTTTATTATTTAAAAGTTTAGCTACTGATGCATCTGTTTTACATCCCGCTTTGGCAGATTATCTTCTGCAATTTAAAAAACCAGGGGATAATAATATCCCAATAAAAGCAGGCATTTCCAAAAAATATAAATCTGATGGATGGATTACTGCCGATGAATGGATAGAATGGGCTGCCCCTGTATGGTATAGACAGACAAGACATTATCCCGGAGGAATAAAAGAAACGGATGTATTACAAACTAAGCATGCCAAAGATTCCAAAGATGAAAAACATCTCTGCCCCCTACAATTAGGAGTGATCGAAAGAGTAGTTAAATTATGGAGCAATCCTAGAGACATAATCTATAGTCCTTTTGCCGGTATAGGCAGCGAGGGATGGGTGTCTTTAAAATTAAACAGAAAATTTATTGGTTGTGAGTTAAAGAAGAGTTATTTTGATGTTGCAGTAAAAAATCTGAAATCTGTAAGAAAAGGGAATACAAACTTAAATTTATTCCAGGTTGGAGGAAGTATTAAATGACAGAAAAGGAATGGGTAAATTTAATATTAAAGGAATTAAGAAAAGCAGAGGAAAAACATCCAATATGGCCTTTGGACTTGATTCATTCTGTAGCTATAGTAAATGAGGAATCAGGGGAGGCAATAAAAGCGGCTTTAAATCATACCTATGAAAATAAACCTTTATCTGATGTAGTAAATGAATTAATTCAAACTGGGGCAATGGTAATTAGGTGTCTTAATAATATAGAAAAATTCAAAAAGGATAATAATGAAAGGGTTTTTTGATATAAAGGAAAAGAAAAAAGATAATTGTCAATTATGTGGTTTATATAAGAATTGCCTTTCTCCAAAAATGGATTATACAGGAGAGGGAAAAAAAGAAATTCTGGTAATAGCGGAAGCTCCCGGAAAAAATGAGGATGAACAAGGTATTCAATTAATAGGTAAAGCAGGACAGAAATTAAGAGATGAATTAGATTATTTTGGCTTAGATTTAGATGCAGATTGCTGGAAAATGAATGCTATTTTTTGCCGTCCTCCAAACAACAGAACCCCGGACAACAAAGAAATTGGTTTTTGTAGACCAAAAGTCATAAAAACAATAAAAAAATTAAAACCAAAGAAAATATTGCTTTTAGGAAAAACAGCAATTATATCTTTCTTTGGAGTAAGGATATAGCCTTACAAAATAGATTTTCTGATCATCTTAAACAAATGATAGAGCATAATGATCCTTTTCCTATATATAATAAAGGACTATTAAATAATGTATCGATATTAAATAAAGAAGGATTAAAAAATTTATTATGGAAGATATATAGAAGAAAAAAGAAAATAGCTTTTGATTTTGAAACTACCGGAAAGAAACCATATAAAGAAGGACATAAAATAGTAACTGCTAGTATTTCCACAGGTTCCGATTCTGCTTTTGCTTTTCCTTGGTTTAACGATAAAGAAATTCTTGGTTTATGGAAAAAGATAATGCTAAATCCAGACATAAAAAAGATAGGATGGAATATAAAATTTGAAGATGTGTGGAGCAGGGAGATATTGGGATATGGTATTAACGGTTGGGAGTGGGACGGGATGTTAGCATCTCATATATTAGATAATAGAGAGCAAATATCCAGTTTAGGATTTCAGACTTATGCAAGATGTGGAATATTAGGATTTAAAGACGATACAGAAAAATATCTAACTACTATAAAAAAAGGAGAAGACCCAAAAAGCGATTTGAGTTTTAATAGAATCGATGAATGTGATATGGATAAGTTATTAATAAGGAACGGATTAGATTCTTTATTTGAATATAAGATTTGTGAAGAACAGCAAAAAGAAATACAAGATAATAATTTAATGGGGGCTTATGAATTATTTGAAGAAGGTTCGTTGAGTTTTTCTCAATCGGAATTTAATGGAATAAATATTGATAATAATCATTACGAAGATAAAACCAATGAAATAAATATAGAGATTAAAGAATTAAAAGAAAAAATTCAATCCTCCAGACCAGCCTCCAGATGGAAAAAAGCTAAAAATAAGGAATTAAACGTAAATTCAAATCCCCAAATGACGGAACTTTTGTTTAAAATGATGGAATTAAAGCCCCCAAAAACAACAGCAAAAGGAAATGCCTCTGTAGATGATTCGGTTATTGAGATTCTATCCAGTAAAGTTCCAATGCTTAAATATATACAGAAAGTTAAAAAACTGGAAAAATTAAAAAATACTTTTATAAGAGGAATAACCAGAGAAACTTATGATAATAAACTCCATCCTTTTTTTAATCTCCATACTGTATCTACAATGAGAAGTAGCTCCAGTTCCCCAAATTTCCAAAATAATCCAGAAAGGGATGAATACGCCAAGCAAGCGATTAAAGGAGGAATTATCCCAAGACAAGGATATAAATTAAAAGCGGTTGATTATGGAGGAATGGAATTTAATATAGCCGCTTGTTATTGGCAAGATAGAAATATGATCAAATACGCTAGTAATCCTGATTCCGATGTTCATAGGGATTGGACATTAAAATTATATAAATTAAAAAAGGATTTAATTACTTCAAAGATAAGATATGGAGGAAAAAATAACTTTTTATTTCCCACTTTATATGGTAGTTATTATGAAAATACAGGTTCTAATTTATGGGAATACGCAAAGAACCATAAAACGGCAGAGGGACAGGATTTACCAGATTATCTGAAAAGCGTTAATCTTAATAATAAAAATAAATTTATTAATCATGTTAAAGAAGTAGAAAGAGAATTTCATGATGAATTTAGTGATTTTGCAAAAGGTAAAGATAAGGCTATCAGAGACTATGAAGAGAAGGGATATATAGAATTACCTACAGGATTTAAAATTTATTTTGGTAAGTCGGGTTCATTAACTGTAAATAATATATTGAATACCCCGATTCAAGGCCCAGCTTTTCATTGTCTGCTATGGTCTTATAATAAATTAATGGGAAAGAAATTAGAAGATAATTGGAATAGTTTTATAATTGGACAAATACATGATGAAATATTGTTTGATTCCGATCCAGAGGAAGATGGTTATTTAAATCCATTAATAAAAAGAATAATGACTGAAGATGTAAGAAAACATTGGCCTTGGATAGTTGTTCCTTTAACAGTAGAAATGGAAGAGAGTGAAATTAACGGAAATTGGTTTGATATGAAGGAAGTGAGTATTTAAAAAATGAAAATTCTTATAGCTTGTGAATTCTCAGGAATTATTAGAGAAGCTTTTAAAAATAAAGGGCATGATGCTTGGAGTTGTGATTTATTGCCAACAGATATTAAAGGGTGTCATATACAAAAAGATGTTTTACAGATATTAGATTATGAATGGGATATGATGATTGCCCATCCTCCATGTACTCATTTAGCAGTAAGCGGAGCAAGATGGTTTAAACTAAAATTACAAGAACAAAAAGAAGCTATCCAATTTGTAAAAAAACTAATATTTTGTGATATAGAAAAAATTTGTATCGAAAATCCAATAAGTATAATTTCTACAAAAATAAGAAAACCAGACCAAATAATACAACCATGGCAATTTGGACATGGGGAAACAAAAGCTACTTGTTTGTGGCTTAAAAATTTACCAAAACTAAAACCAACAAATATTGTTAGTGGTAGAGAACAAAAAATATGGAAAATGTCCCCAAGTAAAGATAGAAGTAAATTAAGAAGTATTACATATCAAGGAATAGCTGATGCTATGGCTTCTCAGTGGGGATAAAATAAAATCATAGGAAAAAATAAATGTCATTTCATTTAAAATACAGACCAAACAATTTTGACGATGTTATAGGAAATATCACTTCGGTAAGGAAATTGAAATCCCTTCTATCCCAAAAAGATCATCCTCATGTCTTTCTTTTTCAGGGGCCGTCTGGTTGTGGCAAGACTACTTTAGCCAGAATAATCGGGAAGGAATTAAATTGCTCAGACCGGTCTTTTATTGAGATGAACATTGCGGATACCGGGGGAGTTGATGTAGCAAGAGAGATAATAAGTAAGATGGGGTTGATGCCTTTAGATAATTCCCCGGTAAAAATTTATCTACTTGATGAAATCCAGCGTTCTACGGTTCCTTTTCAGCAAGCCCTATTAAAAGCCTTAGAGGATACGCCTAAGCATGTTTATTTCATTTTATGTACTACAAACCCGGAAAAGTTGTTAACTACCATTAAAACCCGTTGTAGCAAGTTCGATGTATCTTTATTGTCAGAAAGACAAACTATATCTTTATTAAGAAGAATAACAGAAAAGGAGGGAAATAAGCAAGTGGCTAAATCATCTAATGGGAGTCCCCGACAAGCTCTTGTTATACTGGAACAAATTATTAATTTACCCCCAGAAGATAGGAAGAAAGCTATTATAGAAATAGAAAGGAGAGAAAAACAAGCGATAGATTTATGTAGAATTTTGAATGGAGGGGAGAATTGGAGAGAAGTTACTGCTGTATTAAGAGATATAAAAAAAGATAATGACTATATAGAAACTATAAGGAGAACAGTTTTATCTTATTTTGATTCGGTTTTAATTAAAAACAATAAAATTGATAATAAAGCATGGCTTATAATAGATTGTTTCAAGAATAACTTTTTTGATATGGGAAAAGCCGGGTTATCCTGGGCTTGCGCTCAAGTATTTATGGAGGATTGAAATGAGAAAAAGAGATTATGAAAAAGACTTAAGAATTACAGGGGATTTAAAAGAAGAGTGGAAAAAACAAGCCTCATTATATTCCTATTTTGCTAAAGAATATGCAAAAGCGGATAAAAAGAAAGATTTAATGAAAGAAAAACTAGATATTATAAAAGCAGAATTAGATTTAGAAATAAGAACAAACCCAAAGAAATTCATTGAAATTCCTAAAATAACCGAAGCAGTAGTATCAAGTCTTATACTATTACAATCAGAATATAAAAATGCAAAACAGGAATTTTTAGACACAGAAAATGAAGCTTTGATATTGAATTTAGGAGTTAAAGCATTCGAGCACAAGAAAAAGGCATTAGAAAATTTAGTTCAATTATGTTTATCTGAAAGATGGTCAGAGCCGAAAGAGCCAAGTATGATACGAAGTAAACAAAGAAGGAATAATTAATCAATTTTAATAAAAAAGGAGGAATAAAATGAGAGAAAGAAAAAGCACTAAAAAATTACCTGGGGCAGACGAAAGAAGGAATGCTATCAGAAATCGTCGTAGAGAAGAAATAGATAAATCAGATGAAAAGAAATCTGGAATTTCCGTTATGGATTTTGGGGATTTGAATATTAAATTTTATAAACCAAAAGAATCTTCATCTAAAAATAATTATAAGCCGAATAAAATTGATATTCTTTCTTACACTATAGCGACAGATAAACATCCTGATGTAGGATTTGGATTTGAAATAGGTCATTCAGATTATAAATTAGAATACCATGTACACAGAGGTAGGGGAGTCAATAACGACAAAGATTTATTATGTCTAGCTAGAACTTATAAAAAGCCTTGCCCTATTTGTGAAGAAAAGTCTAAATTAGAATGGGAAACTGATGAGGAGACCATAAGAGATCTAACTCCTCAAAAAAGAGATATCTATAATATTAAGGATTTAAACGATGAGGAGGGAGAAGGTTTTTGTATATGGGATGTTTCCTGGCATTCATTTGAGAATGAAATAGATGAGGTTATAAAAATTGTTAGGGCGCAAACAGGGGAATTATTAACTCCTGATAATTGGGAAGATGGAAGGATTATTTCATTTATTGGAGAATTAAAGAAATTCACTCCAAAAAAAGGTAATAAATCGGTAGAATATGTTCAAGGGAAAAATTTTGAATTTGAGGAAAGAGATTATGTCTATCCTGATCCCGCTAGTGGAGAAATGGATGATAAAATTCTTTCTTTGGATAAATATTTAATAGTTCCTACTTATGAAGAGGTTTATAGAATACACTTCGGAAAAGATTTATCTTCAGAAGAAGAAACAGAAGTAAAACCTGTTAAATCAGGACAATCTCTTCGCAAAGAACACAAGATTGATACCTCTCCAAAAAAAGAAGAGAAAAATAAATGTAAATTTAATCACAAATTTGGGGATGATTTTGAGAAAAAAGATGAATGTTGTGATGATAGTGAAGATGGTTGTCCTAATGAATTATATGGTGATTGCGAAGAAGAAAATAAAAAATAGGAGAAAATAATGAAGACAAGACAAGGATTTGTGAGTAATAGTAGCTCTAGTAGTTTCTTAATTTATGGGGTATGTATAGAAGAAGACGAAGCTATTAAATTAGCAGAAAAATTAACTAAAGAAAATTTTGAAGAACCATGGGAAGCAAGAGAAGCGATAGATTATAAAACTAATTTTGAAACTTATTGTCCTTATGATGAGATTTTTATAGGTAAATCTTGGGATTCAATTAAAGATGATGAAACAGGAAAACAATTTAAGGATTCCATAGAAAAGGAATTAAAAGAATTAGGAATAACAGATGGATTTTCTACTCACGAATACGCCTGGAGGGATGGTTAAAAGGAGTTTAAATATATGACTAGCTATTTTATACCAAGGAATTGGGGGCTGGATACCTCCACAGCAGCAAGAAAAGCCAAAAAATGCCGTCAAACCCTTTGGAATTGGTGTAGTTATTCCAAGTATAGAGTTGGAGATAAGGGTATAGGTATTTTAATTAATAAGAATTGGAGAATAGATTCCGGTAAATTAGATTTAATTCTTGAGGATAAAAGAAATGAATTAATTAATTTATTATTAAAAGAGTTGATAGAAGATTTTAAAGAAATAAGTAAGAGTATTTCTATTCAATTCAGAATAAAATCGGATAAAAAATTTTTAAATCTATTCAAAAAGGAGATAGGTTATTTTGGCAGAAATAGAAATGATTTAAAAACAGTAGAAGTTCCTTTTCTTGTAATAGTAGATGATGATGGTAAAGACATAAAATCTATTCCTATTCCTTTACTTAAAAGAGAATTAATAGAGTTTTTACCCAGACTTGGTTTTAGGAAAATTAATGGTTCTTATTTACTAGAGGAATAAAGAGGAAAAATAATTAATGAGAGAACGTAAAAATCTAAAAGACCAAATAATAGAAAAAGCTAAAAATCCAAAATTTGACCTTTATCCAGATTTAATATCTACAGGATGTAATGTTTTGGATTTGGCCTTGGGTGGAGGTTTTCCTTTGGGTCAGGTGGTAAATCTGATAGGAGATACTGGGTCAGGAAAGACATTATTATCTATAGAGTGCTTGATAAATGCTATCCAATTATATGGAGATAAATTAAAAGGTAAGTACGATAATGCTGAGTCTCGGTATTCGTTTAATACTGATAGAATATATGGGGTATCCTTGGATAAGAATATCTTTGTCCATTCTCCTACTGTTGAAGATTTTAACCATAATTTTTTAAAACACATTAGGAGCATAAATCCTGACAAGGGAGAAATGGGGATATATATAGCGGATAGCTTAAACAATATGGGTTCTAGGGCAGGGCAAAAGAGAGCCGAAGAAGAATTCAAATCCATGGAGAAAGGTAAATATTACGACCAAGGAACTTATGCCATGGAGAAGCAAAAATATTTATCTGGAGATTTCTTTGTCAATCTATCAGAGCAAGCAAGGAAAAGTAACTGCCTATTGATTATTATATCCCAAGTAAGAGACAATATTGGGGTTATATATGGAAAGAAGTTGAAAAGTTCAGGAGGAAGGGCTTTAAGGCACCAAGCTTATCAGATAATATGGCTATCAGAGACAGAAAAGCATTCCAATTCCAAAGGGAAGATTTCTGGTGTTTCTCTCAAGGCTTTTATAGAAAAGAATAATGTCGGGTCATTTAGTCAGCATTGTTATTTTGAGGATATAATGTATTACGGAATTGATAATGTGTGGAGTAACACCGCTTATCTTTTCGATTTAGTAACTAACACAGGCAAGAGAGTTAAGACCTTTAACATTGAATGGGATAATCAAACTTTCAAAGACAGAAAAAAGTTTATAAAATATATAGAGGAAAACAATCAAGAAGAATTATTGAAATCAAAAACCATAGAAAAGTGGAATAAGGAGGATGAAAAAGCCGATGAATCCAAAGATAGGAAAAAGAAATATTCCTAATAATAATATATATAAGATATTATATGATAAAAATATGACACAATCAGAATTAGCGAAAGTTATTGGTATAGATAATGGTGAATTAAATAAAATAATAAACAGAAAGAAAAATATATTCATATCCACAGCTTTTAAGATTTGCAAAGGATTGGATAAACCTATTAATGAAGTTTTCTTCCAGGATTAAATGAAAACTTCATCTAAAAAACAAAAAGGGAGAATGCTCCAAAAATGGGTTTGTGAATACATCAGCAAATTATTAAACATTCCATGGGGACCAGAAGACGAAAAATTAATACAATCCCGACCGATGGGTCAAAGTGGAGTGGATGTAGTATTAAGAGGAAAAGCATTAAAGAGATTTCCCTTTTCCATAGAATGCAAAAATCAGGAAAGATGGAATATTAATGAATATATAAAAGGGGCTGTTAAGAATCAAAAAAAAGGGACTAATTGGTTGTTGTTTTTATGTAGAAATAACCTTAAAAGTAGATTAGGATTGAATAAAAAGAATCCTTTAGTGATAATGGAATCAGAATTATTTTTTGAAATTTATAGGGGTTATTTAAAACAGAAATAAAAGGAATTAATAATGCCTTATCTTGATGGATCATTTGTAGCTAAAGAAAAAATAATTCCAGGAAAACATAGGTCAAAGGGATGTTTTGATGAATTATGCTATAAGACTATTTAAATGGTTTATTTTTGCTCAAAGAAAGGAGTAAGAATTTTATCTACTAAATTAAATAATTGTTGTTTAAAAAACAAGTGCCCTTATGTAGAGATATTTGGTGGCATGAAAAGTTTAAAATCTTATTTAAGAATAAATTCTATTATTTTACCAAGTAAAAAGACTAAATTAAAAAGAGGCGAAAGAGTTATTAAGGAGAGAAATTTAAGATATAGTAATGATAAATGAACTAATAATTAATAATTTTCAATCCCACAAAGAAGCCAAGCTTGAATTCCATCCTGGTATTAATATTATAGTGGGTCCATCTGATAATGGGAAAACAGCGGTCCTGAGAGCCTTAAACTGGATAATAAACAACAAACCCGATGGGGATAATTTCAGATCAAAATGGGGAGGAGAAACAAAAGCAGAATTAATTTTAGATAGCAATGAAAAAATAACAAGAATAAAAAATAAAGAGAATATTTATAAATTAAACGACTTAGTCTTTAAAGCTTTTGGTAGAAGTGTTCCTAAAGAAATTCAAGAAATATTAAATATCTCTCCAATAAATTTACAATATCAATTTGATTCCCCGTTTTTATTATCTAATACTTCAGGAGAAGTAGCTAAATATTTAAACAGAATAATAAATTTAGAAGATATTGATTTATCTTTTTCTAAAATAAATTCCAGAATAAGAGAAGAAAATAATGATTTAAAAAATAATGAAAATAAATTAAACGAATTGAAAATAGAATTAAAAGAGCTTGATTGGATAGATAAAACGAATTTAAAATTAATAGAATTAGAAAAATTAGAAAAATCAATAAAGGAAAAAGAATTAAAATATAATAAATTATCTGGTATAGTAAAAGTTATTGATGTAATAGAAGAAGGATTAAAGCAATATAAAGATATTAATAACATAAAAAATAAAATTAATAATTTAATGGAATTATTTTATGTCACAGAAGACGAAAGAAGAAAAATCAATAAATTATCTAATATTATAAAAGAAATTAATATTACAGAAAAGGAATTAAAGCAATACAAGAATGTTGAGTTTATGAAAAAGAAAGTTGATGGTTTAATAAACTTATTTTATGAAATAGAAGATAAAAAAGAAAAAATTAATAATTTAAAAAGGCTGATTTCAGGAATAGATAATCTTGAACAGGAAATAAAGTTAGTAAGTAAATCCATAAATGATAAAAAAGAGAAATATAAAATGCTTTTTCCTGATATATGTCCTTTATGTGGAGTAAAACAATGAAACTTGGACAAAAAGTCCCCTCTCTTGAACTTTCCCGAGAACTCCATGAACTCGTCCTAACACATAACTTACACGAACCGTATGAAGATGGCCCTGAAACATAAATACGTAAGAATAATATCCGATTTATACCATCGAGAAGCAAGCAAACCTATGATTGTTGGAATATTTCAATGTAAAAATTGTTATTCCACAATGTTTACGCTTAATAGTTGGGTTATAAAATCAATACCTTATAAGAAGACCTAATGTTTTAATTTTTTGCAAGGAAAGAGCAAGAGAATAACCATTTGGGAGTTTATAACTAGAAAAGTTAATTGCTTGGAGAAATAACATGCCAAAATCATCAAGGAAGAACGGGAGAAAGAAGATGAAAAAGGTAACCATTAAAGTACAAAACGGGTGTGATAGGGATAATATGGTAGTTGCCCTAGCTAATGCAAGATATTCCGTGCAGACAAAGAAAGTCCGAACAGATGAACCTTATTATGGTGCCCATGATTATTACGTCTGCTTTGAAGTGGATAATAAGGAGATAACATAATGCCAAAATGCAGTGATTGCCGACATCAGAAGGAAGCGCCGAGGGTGGAGAGATGGTAAAAAAAACAATAATCCACATGCAAACAGAGGAAATCCACCGGTTAAGAAAAGAACTGGATGCACGAGAGAAATACAAAATATTCCATACGGGTAAGCCTTGTTGGACACCGCAAGATAACCTATTCCCACCTCCAATATATATGCCATCGGATAGGTTCGTTGAGTGTCATCCGCATAAACCTTGCAACTGCTTTTATACAGATTGGCGTACTTGCAAGTTTGGAGGTAAATTACTTAAAAAGAAATATAGACAGTTTGTGAAAAGTAGATTACAGAAAGAAAACGGTTTTAAAAAAATAATAACCGCAGTTGAAACCGCAGTTGAAAAAGCGCTAGGGGTGGTGGGGTAAGTAAAAGAGTTGATGTGGAAGAGGTTAAGGATATACAAAATAGACGCAAGAGAATTAATAACATCAGCGCCACGGAGATTAAAATGAAACCAGCAGCTATTCTTATGGGAGATTCTCATATCAGAGAAACAGTTCCTCTTTGCAGAATTGATGATTCTTTGAAAGCCCAGGCAGAAAAAACAAGATTCGTATCTGATATTCAAAAAAAATACAACATTCCAACATTTCATTCTGGGGATTTATTAGATAAGTGGAAAGTTAATCCTTGGCTAGAGTCGTGGATGCTGGACAATTTACCAAAACGAATGTTTATTACTCCAGGCAATCATGATCTAAAACATCACAATCTCGATCTACTAGAAGAAACCAGTATAAATCTATTGGAAAAAGCAGGAAAAATAAAAATATTGAAGAAAGGACAATCCCAATGTTTTTATTTTGAAAATCCATCTTTGGTTAATTTTATCAATTGCTTATGCCTCAAAAGTTTTCCTTATGGAGTTAATCCAGAAAAAATCGAACCCTCTACTAATACTAGAAGTATTGCACTAATTCATATATTTACTCATATAAATGAAACATGGCCTGATCCTTCGGTTTTAAACGCTAAACAACTATTAAGAAAAATGAAAGGATTTGATTTAGTTGTAACTGGAGATAACCATAAACCATTCGTAGTAGAAGAAGAAGGAAGATTATTAGTAAATCCAGGATCATTAATGAGAATGACAGTAGATCAAATTGACCATAAACCTAGAATTTATTTATATTATGCAGAAAACAATACAGTAGAGCCAATTTATTTACCAATAGAAGATGATGTAATAAATAATGAGCATATAGAGATAAAAAAGAAAAAGGATGCTAGAATAGAAGCGGTTACTGAAAAACTAAAAAATCAACAGGAAATAAAATTGGATTTCAAAGAGAATCTAAAAACTTATTTTAGAGAAAATAAAACAAGAGGAAATATAGAAAAAATAACTTGGTGGAGTTTGGATAGATAAACTAATATCTTTTAAGGAAATAAAATGACAAAGTATAAAAATAATAGTACTGGTGTGATAGTAGAAGCTGTTCAGTTCCTTAGACAAGGAGATGCTGGAATTTCTCATCACGAAGATCACGGCGGATTTTGTCAACAATACAAAACAAGTTTGTTTTGATTTCATGGGTATATCGAACTGATAATGGAGGACTTAATGTTTGTCCTGAAGATTGGATCGTAACTCATAAAAATGGCGAAAAGGTTTCCATTAAACCCGACCTATTTTTAAAAAATTATACTCCTATAAAAGAAAAGGAAAAATAAAATGGAAATGCTTAAAAAATTAACAAATTTTAAAGAGGAAATAGAAGATCAAGAAAAAGAAAAAAACAGAAAAGAAGGAAAACTAGACAGTTTAAAAAATCAATTATTGGATGAATTTGATTGTAAAAATAAGGAAAGAGCAATAATGAACCTAGATAAACTGAATTCAGAAATAACAAAAGACGAGAAAATATTATCAGAAGGAATTAACGAATTAGAAGAGATATTCAATGGATCTCCAAGAATATAGATCGAAATTAGAGCGTAAAAAAGGAGAAAGGGATAGAGTAAATAAATCTATTCTTGTTCTTGAAGGTAAGATAAAAGATAATAAAATCGAAATAAATTATACCGAAAAAGCAAAAGCCATAATACAAGGAGTTGCTCAAAAAACTCAAGAACAAATTACCTATCAGATAAATGATATAGTCACAATGGCTAACGAGGCTATATTTGATGATCCTTATGAATTTAATCTTGATTTTATAAGGAAAAGAGATAAAATAGAAGCTGAAATTAGTTTTATTAAGAATAAAGAAAAAATAAATCCTTTATCTGCCAGTGGAGGAGGAGCGGTAGATGTTACTTGTTTAGCTTTAAGAATAGCTTTATGGAATTTACAAAGACCAAAAACAAGGAATGTATTAATATTGGATGAACCATTAAAATTCCTTAGTAAAAATTTATTATCTAAAGCTGGAGAGATGATTAAATCTTTAAGTGATAAATTAAACTTACAAATAATAATGGTAACCCATTTAAAGGAATTAATTGATTTTGGGGATAAAATATTTGAAGTTAAGATAAATAATGGGATTTCGGAAGTAAAATAAAAAGATTTACTTTCTGATTGGTTTAGGTTATAATGAATAAATCAAAAAAGGAGGGAGTTAAATATGCATAAAATAACTAGTATAACAAAAGAGCAGGAAAATCAAATTCCAATTTTTATAGAAAAGTGGGTAAATATTCCTTTGGAGAGGGTGAATAAGAAGATAGCGAAAGAATCAATTTTTAAGTTATATGATAAAATGGGAATGGAAAACATTCCCTTGGTTATATATGGGGATTCTCCTTTATCCACTGTTATTATGGCAGCTATGCTTTTTGATTCTCAACTATATTCTCAACTAGATTCTCAACTAAATTCTCAACTATATTCTCAACTAGATTCTCAACTAAATTCTCAACTATATTCTCAACTACGTTCTCAACTAGGTTCTCAACTATATTCTCAACTAGATTCTCAACTAAATTCTCAACTAGATTCTCAACTAAATTCTCAACTATATTCTCAACTAGATTCTCAACTATATTCTCAACTAGATTCTCAACTAGATTCTCAACTAGATTCTCAACTAAATTCTCAACTATATTCTCAACTAGATTCTCAACTACGTTCTCAACTATATTCTCAACTAGATTCTCAACTAAATTCTCAACTACGTTCTCAACTAGATTCTCAACTAAATTCTCAACTATATTCTCAACTAGATTCTCAACTACGTTCTCAACTATATTCTCAACTAGATTCTCAACTAGATTCTCAACTAAATTCTCAACTACGTTCTCAACTAAATTCTCAACTATATTCTCAACTAGATTCTCAACTAAAGAAAATAAACAATGATTGGTATATGAGTTTGTGGTGGTTAAATTGGTGCGGTTATTATGATTTTGCTAAATATTTAGGAGTAAAATTTGATGAAGAAGTTTTCACTTTATTTATGGATTTTCAAAAGGAAATCCATTTTATAATTCCTTATAAAAAAATAGTTTTTATTTCAGAAAAACCCATAGCAATCCATTGGAAAGATAAGTTATTGCATCACGAGAAAGGCCCTGCTATAGAATATAAAGATGGATATGTGGTTTGGTCTTTAAATGGAGTAAGGGTAACTAAAGAGTTAGTGAAAACCCCAGCAAATAAACTTGATCCAAAACTACTACTAAAAGAGAAGAATGCAGAAATAAGAAGGGAGATAGTTAGAAAAATTGGAATAGAAAGGATTTGTCAAAAACTAAAAACAAAGACTTTAGACTTATTACCAGAGCAAATATTTAATGGATTAAAAACTGATTATGAGCTACTCCAGTTAGAAATTCCAGAAATGAACCGGCCAGCGACCTATCTAAAAATGCTTAATCCATCCATTGGCACATATCATTTGGAGGGAGTTCCTCCCGATATTGAAACATGCCAGCAGGCGATTAATTGGAGAGCCTATCAAGATAAAAATAAATTATGGAATCCTAATCAATTAACTTGAAAGGAGAATGAAATGGAAAGAAGAGAATATCAAATACAGCAAGGCGACGTTATTCTGGAAAGAATTGAAGAAATCCCCAAAAAAGCCAAGAAAGTAAATCACAGAATGCTGGCCAAAGGAGAAGCTACGGGCCATCATCATTCTTTAACAAATCTTGGATTAGCTTTATTATTGCAAGATGGAGAAAATAAGTATTTAAAGGTAAAGCAAGAAACAGAGATAGAGCATCAAGAGCATAAAAAAGTCAGAGTTCCAGCAGGGAATTGGAAAGTTAAACAAGTCTTTGAATATGATCCGTTCGAAGAAGAAGCAAGAAGAGTAATAGATTAAAACCTGTTGTTCAATGTTCTTGTTTGGCGAAGAGCAGGAATATATCGGGCCACCCAGTAGTAACCATGGACAATATTACCGGGCGAATATCATAAAAGAAGCGTCTTTGATTTTATCTTAAAGGCGTTTTTCTCTACTTTAAATGCCCTTATTTCAATCTTTTTAATCAAACCCATACCTAGCTATTCAAAATAAATTTTAAGGGCTTATTTTTACCCTTTTAATTCGTAATTATATACTTGACGTATTCAGAAAAATAGGTTATAATATAAAAGACAGTTAAAGCGGAAGCAAACGAGAACATTCCTAATATATCTGATAAAAAGGGGGAAAGCAATGGAAAACATAGCATTTGGGAACCCAATTTTTTATGACGAACAAAAAGCAAGGGAGTATCTGGAAGATTTATTTTGGGGTGAGGATAAATCTATATGTCCTCATTGTGGATTGATGGGTGAAGCTTATCTAATGAAAAGCAAATCAATTCGTAATGGTTTATGGAAGTGTAAAGGTTGCAAAAAACCTTTCACCGTCACTATTGGAACAATATTTCAAGGCAGTCATCTACCATTAACTAAATGGTTTCAAGCAATTTTTCTTATGTGTTCCAGTAAAAAAGGCATCTCTGCAAAACAATTAGAGAGAAATCTTGATATTACCTATAAAACCGCTTGGTTCTTGGCCCATAGAATTAGAGAGATGTTCAAAGAAGGAGAGTTATTTAAGCTTATAGGAGATAAAGATTCTGTTATAGAAGCTGATGAAACTTTCTGGGGAAGTAAGAAAAAGAAAATACGTGGTCAAAGGGGTTGGTGGCATAAAGAGAAAATATTTTGTATGGTAAACCGGGAAACAAAAGAAAAACGATCATTTCATGTCCAGAATGTGGATGGTAGAACACTAAAACCTATAATGAAAAAACATATAAACAAGAAATCCCGCATTATAACTGACGATATGGGAGGATACAGTAAATTAGATGAATTATTCAAAGAACACGATATTATTTGTCATAGCAAAAAGGAATACAAAAAAGGAGAGGATATCCATACTAATACAGTAGAAGGATCATTTAGCATCCTTAAACGAGGATTAAATGGTATATTCCAATGGGTAAGCCCACATCATTTATGGAGATATTTAGTCCAGTTTGATTTTTTATATTCTACTTGTAAAATGACTGATACAGAAAGATTCATCGAGTCATTAAAAAGGTCAGGAGGAAAAAGATTATTTTTTAAAGAACTTGTAACTTTTGGATAAGTATGACAAGAGAGGAAGTAAAAGCTATTATATTTGATGTAGTTGAAAGTCGTGGTTATAAAATAAGGGAATTAAGGAAAGATGAATTTATAGAAAATAAGAAATGGGGTACTCCAGGGAAACTATTTATTCATAGAAGTAAAAAGAAGAAAAGTAATGAAACAAATTAAAGTAAAAGTGATTTTATCAAATTTTATAAACGCGATTATATATTTAACATACCCGCGTTTAAGGAGGGAAACCCGTGAAAAAGGAAAATAAAAATTCCAAGCCGTTTGTTTGTTTATATGGTGTTGTAAGTTTCATCAGAAAGAAAACATCTGATGATCTCAGTCATGAACCTGCCATAAAAGAAATAATCCTAGCTATCAAAGATATTTCAGTAAAACACAATCTTAATACTTTTGTCGTGGCGAAGATGTTACCAGAACTATCAGATTTCTTTATGAAAAGATCGAAAATCGACGATTCGCTAGAATGGAGATAATTTACTCAATAATAATCATTGATAAGTTTAAGAAATTCGAACATATCGTCTAAACCTTCTCTTGTATTTCTAAAGGCAAAAACAATTCTTTCGATGGATATATTATTTTCCCTTGGATTGTCGCTTGATTTATCTTCTTGAGAAACCACCGAAGCCAAAGAAATAATAAAGGAAAAGATGGAAGAGTTAAAAAAAATAAAAGATAACTTATTGCTTGATATTCGCCGATCTATACGATATCACAACAGACGCCGCATGTTCTTCGAGAGACTGCATGTAATATTCAGCACTTTTATATTGTTATCAGGAATGACAGCTTTTACAACACTACTTTCAGAAATGAAGGATGGCAAGGAATATGCCATATACGCATCTTTCATAGTAGCCTTATTCTCGGCAGTTGATATTGTAGTGGGAACTTCAAAAAAAGCACGTCTCTATCTGGATTTATCTCGTCGCTTCATAAATCTTGAGAAGTCAATGATAATAAATAACGAGATATCTGAAGAAACAATTAACAAATTTCATGCGAAAAGATTAGATATAGAATCCGAAGAACCTCCAGTTCTAAAAGTACTAGATTCTATTTGTCACAATGAACTTGCAAGATCAATGGGAAGCGAAAAGAAGGAATATGTAAAAATTCGTTTCTACCAGAGATTGTTTGCACAGCTATTTGACTTAAGGGAGCATACGATAAGGAGGGAATCATCAGCTCAATAAATTAGGGTTTAGATGTCTTTTTATTGAACTGGCCTGATTTATTGGTAATTATTGGCTTATGTTGTTTTGGTGGAGTGTTTAACATACTGGTAACAGTAGAAACAAAGTCAGCTTTAGGATAGGGTTCTTTTTTATTTTCTTTTTTATTTTTCATAATTTGTTCCTTTGGTAATTTGGAAGAAAGGCGGTAAGGAGTTTCTGACTATGAATCAGTCGTGGGTTTTCCGCTTGCTGATTTCGCAGGTTTAATCCCGCTACTTATCAACAGTCAGGCACCCCTCCTTACCGCCAACCATCAGGTTATAATATTGGTATTAGATAAGTCAATAATTAATTTAAACAGCCATAGCTTGATAGTAAGTAAGTCTTTTACCTTCAGACCATTTTAAGGCTATATTAAATCTTTCAAAATCACTAATTTTACGATGACTATAACGAAAATCAAACTCGGTAATATAACGCTGTAAATGGAATTTCCAAACATGTTGATAAATACCAGTCAATCCACGTTTAAGAATAGAGAAAAATCCTTCAATGGTATTAGTATGGATATCCTTACCCCTAACATATTCGCCTTTGCTGTGCCTTACTACGTCATGGCTATCAAAATGAGTATCAAGTTTGCTATAAGCACCCATGTCGTCCGTCATTATTTTAGTATTCTCATATACTTGGCCTTTAAGGATCGGTTTAAGCGTATCGCCATCCACTCTATCGACGTGAAAAGACCTTACATAACCCTTTCTTTCCACCAAAGAAAAGATTTTCTCTTTATGCATATAACCTCTTGCTCCTTTAGGAAGATTCTTTTTACTACCAAAGAAAGTTTCATCTGCTTCGATAACTTTACCAGAACCGCCAAGCTTACCGGAATCTTGAGAAATCTTCATCCCTTCCCGTATTCTATGGCACATAAACCAAGCGGATTTATAGGTTATATCAAGCATTCTATGGATTTGGTGGGCAGAAATGCCTTTTTTAGAGGAACACATAAGATGGGTAGCCAAAAGCCATTTATGGATAGGGATATGGGAACGCTCATAAACGGTTCCAATAGTAACAGTAAAAGGCTTACGGCAATGACCGCATTTATAAAGACCTTTACGGGTAGATGCGCCTTTAAGTTTATAAGCTTTATCCATACCGCCACAATGGGGACAAGTTATGCCGTCTGACCATCTAATTGATTCAAGGTATTGTAAAGCTAGTTCTTCATTGTGGAAGATTGGGTTTGTTACTGAAAAGTTTTTCATTGACTTACCTCCTGTTAAGTTATCATCTACTTATAGTATAACCTAAAAGGATGGGTATGTCAAGTATATAATCGCGTTTATAAATGAGGTTAAAGATGATGGATATAAATGAAATTTGGGAGCAGCACAAGAAATTAGCAGAAAGTAGCAATTTTATAACGATAACGAGTAAATATAAACCTAAGTTAATGAATTTTACTTTTAAAGATATTTTCTTTAAAGCTGTTCATAAAGTCTTTAAAGATAGATTCTCCATATCCAGGAATAGTCATATTTAAAGCAGAAAAGAGTGTTAATGTCGCTCTTGCATAATCTTTAAAAGTCCATTTTATATAACCAACAAAATTGCAATCTTTTACACCAGGAAGGGTTTCCCCTCTAAAAATAATTGTGCAATTATCAAAAGTGCAGTTAATGAATTCATTATTATCTAATTCTACTGTCTCGTTTTTTGAAAATGTTTGATTTTCATATTTCATAGCAATAATAATCATAAAGCATATTTACCTTGATGTCAACAGAAAGGAAATCTTATGGTTAAAGTAATCAAAAAAGAGATTTTTGATAAAGCATTAAAAAGTATGAGGAAGCCAAAAAAGAAAAAAAAGCAATCTTTTAACTCTTCGAAATTAAAGAATCCTCAATCAAAAAATACTGAATAAGTTTATCAGATAAGGAGAAAAAGAATATACTGGTTGGTTTTCTATCTCCTTTTATTATTTGAGGCCAGTAATTTTGTTTTAACATATATTCAAATACAGTATCTATTTCCTCATTCATCTTGAATCTCCTTGATTATTCTGATTATAGACAAAGATGCTTTTCTGATATAAGGCGATAAATTTAATAAATTATGCAATTCCTCTATGGAAGCTTCCTTTTTAGATTTTAAACCCTCTATGGTAAAGGAGAATAGTTGATATAAATTTACATCTAATCCAGTAGCTATTTTTTCAATGAAGTTTAAGGTTGGGTTCTTCTCGCCTCTTTCAATCATGGCAATATAAGAAGTTGCCATGTCCGCCTTTTCTGCCAATTCCTCTTGAGTTAACCGCTTTATTTTTCTGATCTCTTTAATTCTCTTGCCCAATTGTTTTTTAATCATATTATCTCCGTAAGGTAATTAGTATTACAGCATCTTACAACAAGTTGTAAACATATTACACTCACTGGGAGTGATTTTTACTTTACTTTTTCACCAGAAAAGGTTATAATTAATAATAGGAACTTGTATGTTATCTAATAAAAGGAGACGAAATTATGAAGAAGATTATTTGCAGTATTGTTGTTTTATTTAGTTTGCTTGGAAAATCTTATGGAACTGATGAGATTATAATCAATGTTGAAGCTCACGAATGGTTTAGTCAGGGAAATGATTCAATGAAAGTTTCTTTTTCCGATTATTGGGGAGATTCGGCAACGTCTGACCATAGATTTGATAATCTCGACATCATGGTAAATTCCATAGAAATGGGTGCTAATCTTTCTTCCAATATTTCCCTAGAAGGATCATTTGGATTTGGTTACATCAATAAGGAAGAGGCAATTCAAGAAACGGATATGATGGGAAAAAGAACAGATGAAGTAGGGGTTTCAGGAGGAACTGTTTCGGTTGAATTTAATACCTACTATAAGATATTATCATGGAATAAATCCTATATTAAAGGTTTTGGGGGATATCAATACTATTATAAGGAATTGAACATGGAAAGTGGTCGATTTAAAACCTCTGGTTTTCCTGATTGGTATCCTTCATATCCTGATTCCTTTATGGGATATGAATTCATTCAACATACCGTTCCCCTTGGTGTAAAGGCAAGAATTTCTCTTGACAAGAAGATTAAACCATATCTTCACGATCTCTCCCTGGTGGGATCGATGTCTACAGGATATTCTTTTCTGTCTGGGGAAGACATATTAATATCCACAAAAGAGAAATTCAGAGCCAATGGATATACTTTATCGGGAGATATTGGAATCAAATACCAACCCATTAAGACTATATCTATAGAGGCAGGTTATAAATTTTACAGCTTCAAATCAGAATCAGGACAGGGTGTGATTCAAGATTATTGGGGAATGAAGAGTGATGCTGATTATGAAATAAAATCCTTTTTTAAAGGACCGTATGTTTCTTTATCTGGAAATTTTTAAGGTTTTCACTCACAAGAAAAATAATATTTATTTAGTTATTTAAAAAGCCAGAGAGTTTTAATTTTTCTCTGGCTTTTCTTGTTTCTGTGATAGAATAGTTATGCGGTGGAGGAAAGTGGCCTGATTGGAATAGTACCGAGATTAGCTTCTTGGGAAAGCCN